ATCAACAATATTTTTGAAGAGAATGAAATATGAATATTTTTGCTTTAGATAAAGATCCTCTTATTGCTGCTCAAATGATGTGTGACAAACACGTCGTAAAAATGATTCTTGAAGGTTGTCAAATGCTTTCAACAGTTCATTCTTTAGATACAGTACAAGATAATAAAATAACATTGTACAAACCATGTTTTCATAATCACCCATGTACTATTTGGGCAAGAGCATCTAAATCAAATTATTATTGGTTGGCTAATCATACATTTGAATTAACAAATGAATATAGTAGTCGTTATTATGGTAAAATCCATAAATCTACTGATATGGCATATTGGTTTACTAAAAATGCACCAAGCAATCTCCCAAATACTATTTGTACTGACTTTGCACAAGCAATGCCAGAACAATACAAGAATGTTGATGGAGTAACCGCATATCGTGCATATTATCTTGGAGAGAAAGCTAAATTTGCTAAGTGGAAGTTAGGAAATGAACCTATGTGGTTTACATCTGCAATGCTATCAAATAAAGTTATTTTAGTTTAACGAGGCATTTTAATTTTTTGACCCACACTTAATTTGTTTGGGTCTAAGCCAGGATTGGCTGCTTGAATTTGTTTAATCTTAGCCGGATCACCTTTAGTTAATTTCCATAACGTTTCGCCACTTTGAATCGTATGGTCATTGTCAACTACTGGTGATACCGGTTTATTCTTTTTAGGTTGTGTTGGAGTTCCACCAAGTGGTTCAGCTAATTTTGTAACTGTATCTATTGCTTTTGGTAAAACAGATATTGCTGTTTTTACTGCTTTTCCTGTGAGTGGAAGATTATTATTTCTGCGATCTGATTCTCCTCGAATTAGAGCACTTTCAGCCTCCATTCTCTTTGCAATTCCTGGAAGTAATTTACCTTTAATTGGTACACCATCTCTAGATGCTCTGTATTCAGCATTATTTAAAAGTTCATCAGCAGCCGCATCATATTGTTTTTGTTTTAATAAGCTTAAAGCTTTTGGTGATCCGCCTAGTGTTCCTCTATATGTTGAGGAGTACAATCCTTTTTGTGCGTCTGGTGTATAATCATCTATATCGGGAACAAGATCTCTCAATCTTTGTATGTGCTCATCGGTATCCAAATCACTTAAACTCTGAACCTGATCTTTTGTTAACTTTGCTTTTCCAGAACGTAAATTTTCATAACTAATATCTGGAGCAACTGTTTGTAATTTTTTTCTAGAAGATTCTGAGTCATTTAAACTATGACCAACACCAATTGTAGGATCTGCTGCACTACCATGAAGCCCCAAGATTTGATCTTCATTTCCCTGTATTTCATAAGGTCGAACAAAATCTTGTAAATCTTTTCTGACAGGCGGTAAGGGTGCTTCCATCAAAAATTGTTTAAATCTTAGCATATAATAACCTTTGACTTTGTTCTAGTTCATGGTATAATATGACAAAGGAAACATACAATGAACGTTCAACTATTTAGACTAAACTCAGGCGAAGAAATTTTGACTCGATACGAAGAAACCGAAACAGGCTATGTCTTTAAAGACCCAGCAGTTTTAATTCCAATGGAACAGGGGCAAATTGGTATGATGCCTTGGATGATGTATACGGACATTTCCCAAGGTGTTACTATTCCAAAATCATTTATTGTTTTTCATGTAAGCCCAGTCGCTGCACTGAAGAATCAATATGATGCTAACCTAAACAAAGGAATCGTTGCTCCTTCGAAGTCTTCGAAGTTAAAGTTGACGATGGATTAAATTGGATATAAACACGATAACTAAACTTTATGTTCCTATTGCCAAACCTATATCAATGGCAATGGAAAGACAAAAGAAACATATTTCTATTATTTTGTACAAAAAAGAAATTGTTGCTATTGGTCAAAATGAGTATAAGACTCATCCACAAAGTGTAAAACTTGGGTATAGGTATCCTGAGATGCATTCTGAGTTAGATGCATTCAGAAAAATCCCAAGAAGTTATCGTGATAAAAAATTAGTCCTTCTTAATTTTAGATTTAATCGGTTTGGTGTTTACAGAAATGCTAAACCATGTCCAATATGTCACAAATGGTGTGCTGATATTTTTCATGATATCTTTTATACAAGTGATGACGGAATTCTTAAATTAGAGGATTAACCAATGGAAACACGTAATATAATTGATCATTACCATTATTGGGAACATGATGCAATCTTATCCGATTTGGACGATAAACGTTTTAATTATTCAGTTGTCTGTTGTAATATTGGCAATGATTTTAATATTGCCACCGTTATACGAAACGCTAATGCGTTTCTGGCGAAAGAAGTAATTATCTATGGCAATAAAAAATATGATAGGCGTGGTACTGTTGGTACTCACCATTATACCAATTTTCGTCATGTACGAAATATTGATGATTTTGGATCGTTTATTGAATCCAAATCATGTGACACCGGAGGACAGATCCGACTCATAGGAATCGATAATGTTCCTACTGCTAAGGATGTAAGCACTTATGATTTTGATCCAAATATTCATTACATAATGATTTTTGGACAAGAACAAATTGGTGTACCAACAGAAATTTTAAATATCTGTAATGATATTTTGTATATTCCACAGTACGGTTCTGTGCGAAGTATTAATGTTGGTACTGCCAGTGGAATTTTAATGAATTCTTATTGTTCCAAAATCACACAAACTCTGGGCCTCGGAGTATAAAAATTTGGGGCTTTTTTGCTTGATGGTGTAACGGTAGCACCGAACCCTTTGAAGGTTTTTGTTTAGGTTCGAATCCTAATCAAGCAATTGATAAATATCTGGTATGCAAATAATAACACCTCTACTAACCCTGCAGAATCAATTGAGACTGCTTCATTGGCAAACTAAGTCCTATTCCGAGCATAAAGCCTTAGGACACGCCTACACGGCTCTAGACGGCATTGTAGACAACTTTGTAGAGACTTACTTCGGTAAATATGGCAACGTAAACGCCAAAGAAACTTTTAAGATTAATATTGAAAATTATTCGGAGAAAAACACCAAAGAAGTGCTCCAGGATGGTATTCGATACCTTGAAAATATGACAACAAATTTGTCAGAAAATGACACAGAGCTACTAAATATCAGAGATGAGATGCTTGCTGTTCTTCAGCATACAAAGTATCTTCTTCGCCTGACATGAAAATAACAGAACTAACCTACGAAATCCGTTTGTTGGCTCGCAAAGAAATAGATCCTTCTCGTAAGGATCTATTTTACCAAGTAGCTAGTCTACTTGAATATACAGATGACCTTGTGAAACAATGCGATCTAGCAGTTTGTTATGGACTTAAGTCTGGCACGGGCCCCATTGAATTGAACGGGGAACAAATATGCCCTGTGGATAAAGAAGTTTTAGGAATGATGGATGATTTCATCACCGAACTTATCCATAAAGGCTATTTTCCTCAAGAAGATAGATGGGAAGAAATAAGAAAATTAGACGCAGCGTAATAAGGCTGTTCTAACATTCTTAGGTAGCGTGCTATGACTCTGTGCCTTAAAATTTGAAGGCATGGTTTTTTGCACTGCTTTATTCTTGTATGGGTTCTTTTTAAACATCCAAAATTTGCGTGTTTCTTCCATGATAAAATGGGTATAGATATAGCAATTTGCTTGCTTGATATATTTCTTTTTGTCAATCGGAAGATCGTACTTGTGTATCAATTTTACAGCAAATTGTTCGCATTCACGTTCCATCTTACGAACCCAGTAAAATGCTTTTTTAATGGTTTTTACGGAATAATCTTTTCCAGCAAACCAGTCAACTACAATAGAACAATGTCTATCGGCTGTATTGTAAATTTTTGATTTTTGAATCCATTGTAAAAAATGGCAATATTCGTGTAAGAGAACATCTAAAAAATTTGGTGCTTTTCTGGCTACAGAAATTATTATGTTATTATCATCAAAACACCCGGAACAACGGCTACCTTCAACATTGATAGCCTTACCGCGTCCTATGACCAATTTACCATTATAAAGTTTTAAATGTTTACGCACATGGGAGACAAACTGACGGTGTTTGCGAGTCATGGCGTAGGAGCCTCCGTTAGAACTATTTATGAATAAAAATGCCCTAAAAGACAATATTTTTTTTATTAAAATAGGGGCTTGACAATACCCTTAATTTGTATTATAATATGCAATATAGAAAGGTTACTAATATGAATGTTACTAATATCAAGCGTCCGACTAAGATTCAGCGTGTTTGCAACTATATGTCACGGGGAAACACCCTGACTGAGGGCAAGGCACGATCCATGTTCAAGATTCGAAATGTCCGTGCTACGATGAGCGATCTTCGTGAAGCATTTGACACCTTCGGTCATCGTATGGACGTGGTTCGTGAGACTAAGAAGGGTCGTACCTTCTACCGTCTGCAAAATACGCGTTCCCGCTAAACTTTCAAAAAAGTTTAGCCTTTCAAAAACCACTCCAGTAATGGGGTGGTTTTTTATTTGGGCACCTAAATAGATGTAACAGGTGATTAATTTATGATATCAAGAAAATGTTGTTGTACGACTTCGAATACGTGCTGTGACCCAATTTTAAAAGATCAATTCGTAACTTTATTTGATACTGAATTAGATAGCGCATGTCCTGTATCTGATCAAGATTTGATAGTTTTAAAAATTAATCGTCCAGGCGCACAATCATATGGAAGAAATTATTCAATAGCAGCAGCTTCGAGTGGTGGTGGAGGACCGGGTGGTGGTGGACCCAGTTCTTGCCCAAAATGTTGTAGGACATGTTCTGCTGATGGATGTTTATGTGGTAGATTTACAGATTTATACGGTAATTTTGATATAACTAACGCATATTACAATGAATTTGCCGGTCGATGCACACCATGTTGTTGTTCAGTTCCATCTTCTTCACCTGGTGGCTGTTCTGATTCTTGTCAATGTCGTTACGTAAATACTGATATTACATGTGGATGTCCTGGTCTGCCTGATTGTCCTCCTGGAGATGGAGTGACAAACAAACAAACACCAAATAATGTTCCATCTATATTTAAAAAATTTGTTAATAGAGTTTTTAAAAACCCTCCATCATTCATGGACCAATATAAAATTACAAGTTTAGGTTATTTATCTAGCCTTGATGTAAATACAAATAAAAAATTAAAAGAAAATGAAAAACAAGTAACACAAACTACTAATAAAATTAATTTTCAAAATGAAAGATTTAAATCAAAATTAGAATTTTTAAGTAGATGTAAAAAATGTTTACAAGATAATAATATTGACATTGATTGTGTTGATGATGATATTAGTATAAATTGTCAAAATAAAAATACTAATATTTGTGAAAATTGTTCTGAAGAATGCAGTAATTTTTGTGATCCAATTTATGGTGGAACCCCACAACAAATAAAAAATAGTGAAATGTTATTAAGTAATGTAAATTACCAAGATGATATGATAGCATTAGATCCAGAATTAGATACAACAGATATCTATGCTGGTAAAACAGATGTTTCAAATTTAGTAAAAAGTCTTGGTGAAGGTGATTATGGTAATAATCAGACTATACCAGTAGGACAAAACCCATGTACTAAATGTGTATTCAGTGGTGGTAACCCAGCTGCACCTCCAATTTATTTTATTTACAGATATTCATCTTGTAATTTTATCTGGTATCCACCAGAATATGTTTTTAATTATAATAGAACTCCAAGTCAATGCCCTGGATATTTAAATCCAAAGGGAATAAAAACATGTGATTATTTCTTTGGAAGAGTAAATGGAACAGATGGTTCATCAGAAGGTAACTTTGAGCTTACTTGTGGGCAAAATGTATTTGATAGTGGTGATACTGATTGCTCAAGAGATTATAATAGTTATCCTTGCCAATGTACCCAATTCCCACATTTGAGTGGTGGAATATATGATACTTTACAAAGACGTATTAATGTTTCTAAGAAACAATTTTTTGGTGGATATATTGCAGGAAAAAATCCATTTTTACCAAAAGTAAATATCTCAGAATTAGGATGTTGTACTTGTTTTACCACACAAAGTGCCAGTAATACTTCGGGTACTTGTTCACAGTCAGGGGAGCTTTTTAATACAAGAAGAGGTAAATATTTATCTTATCCAAAAGCAAGTGGTTGGGGTTCTAGTATACAAGCTATAGGTATTGGTTGTACTGAAAATATACTTATAAGTCCACCAGCTTATAATCCTAATTATAGAACTAGTTGTTTTAGTCGTGGTATTTCACCATATTTAAGTAGAATATCTATTTCGCTTTATACTTTAGCATTTGATATTTTTCATTATGGTTCAGATAATCCAGCACAACAAGAAACTTTAGGTGCAACATATAGATCTTCTTCTATATTAGAAGATGGTAAAAAGTGGACAGCATTACGTTTTACTAAAATGTATAATAAAAAAGATTCTTTATACAATAAATTAGTTGGAATTGTATCTTTAGAACATCATTTTGAGTCATGGGCATATCACAGTAAAGCTCCATTTTCTCCACAACCACCTTTGTTAATGAATCATGCCTTAATTTTATTACTACCTTATGAAAGACCATATGCTGGGTTTGTAAAACCTTGTAGTTTTCAATATGAACCAAGAGCTGCAATGCGTTGGCAGATTTTACACTATACACCACGAACTGTTATGTATGGTTCATCTGGTGTTCCTATCTTCTTTTCAGATCTTTATGCCTTTGAACATTTATCACGTGAAAAAAATATTTTAATTGAAGGTGAAACGTTTAATGGTTCTAAATTTTTAGAACAATATTATTTGTATTTTTATAATAATCTTATCAAACCTTCTGTTGTAGGTGAACCTTATGTTGAACCAAAAGATGTTGCAATGTATTCTTATGTATCTACTTGTCTTACTGAAATGATTCGATATAATATTATCAGTATCAAAGACCACGCAAAAGATATTGCTGATGAATTGATTGAAATATTAGATCAAATTACTGTTGAAACTATTGATAGTGAATCTGTTGTAGTATTCCCAAATAATTTTATTAAAACACAAATTGGTGGATCTGCTGGTTATAATTATTTAATAACTTTTTTAAAGCGTTTAATTGGTTTTGATGCTGGTAATAATACTATTACAGATTGGGCTTCACTTAAACCATACGTAACAGCTAAAGTCATTAAGAGAATGATTAACCCAGAGAGTTTGCGGTATTCAGTAAATTTGGCTACCAAGAAAAGTCTTCCTGGTCCAATGTTCTTGGGACCACGAAGAGTTAAATTAATACCAACACCACTTTCATCCGGCTTAACAGCATGGGGATGTGAAAATGCTGGTTGTGACACATATGATCCATATCCACTAGATATACAATCAAATGTTAATTTAGTGTATTCTTCTGTTCATACAAATGATCTTGGCACTAATTTTGCTATTACTGTAAATGGAAAAGTTCAAATTACAGGAAATAATTCTCTTCCTGAATGTCTTATAGACAGTGACCCAGCTAATTTTACAAGATCACTTGGGTGTGTACCATTACATTTAAGTTATCGTCAAGATCTTCAAGAAAATCCAGACGATGCTGCTCCTGGAAGTATAGAAAAAATTTCTTGTAAAGGTAAATTTGCTGTTGCTTTAGTAAGCTATGGGGCATTTCCTATCGGAAATCATCGTGGTAATAATGGTACTGTAGCAAATAGAAGATTAGATTCTAATTCTGGTGTTCAAGCAATTTCAAGTGGTCCTTCTGATCCAAACTATGGTGGTGTTTACCGTGGTGATACACCAACAGTTGGTTACTGGGGTGTATACCCTAGCTGTCCTGGTTATGGTTATGGAGTTAATGATAATACATTTGCTTTAAAAACTTGGGGACCTGATAATACATATGGTATTTTTTATAATCCTCCAGGTGGCTTATATTATTGTCCTTCTTCTAATGATGAAAGTATTAGACCAAATGGTGTTGCAAATACAATGCCTTTAAAAAATAGATATAGATTATGGGTAGATGTTGCAGCAGGAGCAAAACATTGTGTTGCTATTACTGGTGATGGATGTTTATTTGTAACTCCAGATAGTGATAATACATATGATCAAATGTCATATGGTAAAGCACCAGCAGCAGTTTCAGTTGAATCAGATTTAACATATATTGAAAACATGCCTGTACCTGGTTATTTTAAAGACATTGAATGGAATGGAGATAGTCTTTCATTATGGAAAACGACTAATTGCAGTAACATCATTCCGTATAATGATAATACAAGAAAAAAATGTGATATTAGATGTTATTTGTATTCTGTTAATAATTTTTATGATTTAAATAGTGCTATAGATGGTACTCCTGGATATTATGATATTACACCGGAAAGACCTTTTTACATAAACGTTGGTGCTGGACAATATCATAGTATTGCTGTTTCTTCTGATCAGAATTTAAAAGTATGGGGTAGCTATGTTAAAGTTGATCAGTCTGGTAATGTTCTTCAACCAAATCAACAAGATATAACAGGTAATACTGGAATAAATCCTATACCAGCATTTACACCAATCAATCTTATTAATCCGGATAAATGGACACTTGGTGGAATAACTTTAGGTTGTAGGGGAGTAAATGAAGATGACCCAGATAATTATGTTTATACAACAGCAAAAAAAGACCCAGCTACTATTAAGATATTTCAAGTAGATGGTGGACCTGATTATAGTCTTGCTGTAACGGGGTCAGATACACCAGTGAATGTTATTATTTGGGGACATTCAGAAATGGTTTCTGCATTAAACAATACTGCAATTTCTGGTTTAACCGGATCTGACACTAAATCTTACAACTATATTGAAAAAATTATAGCTGGTGTAAATTCTTTTGGTGTATTGTACCGAAGACAAAATAATGCTCAAAAATTCTTAGATATTTTTACACGACCTTCGCGTAATACACAAGGTTCATATGATTTTGGTGTTAATAAATTACCATATACCGAATATGACTTTGAAGATGCTGCCTTAAGTTATGGTCATGCAATTGGTATTGTTAATAGTGGATTCAGAATTAATACCTGGAAACAAAGTTCGTTTAATACATATACAGGACATAATTTATTACAATTTACTAGTACTGGTGATCTTCCTTTATATTTCCAAAGTCAAGCTTTCTTTAGATGTGTAAAAGGTCATTGGGATTTTTCCAAATGGTTATTTGGTAGATCCTGTAAGCAGCTACAAGGCGAAGAACAAGACAATGAAGTAATATTAAAAGATGAATGCAGTATCTACTGGAAAAAAGGTGAAGCTAATTTATGTTTTACGGGTCACCCAAAATATTATTGGATGAAACCTAATGACAGAAGATATCAAAAAGTTACTCCATTACATACAAGGGATCCACAAGAAGATCTAACTGGTTGCGGACTGATGCGCGATGAAAATGGTGATGATGGATTGCAACCTATTGATTATGGTACAGGAAACGGTGCTGGAATAAACGGAGATACAAATCGTCAATTAGGTGGTTTGATTGGTGGGTGTTATTCTGGTATCGGTGATATATGTTGGGTGGGTGATGGTTCACCGAGTGCATTTCAATATTCAAAACAAGAAACACAATTTGGTACTGGTTTTCGTTGTGATTGTGAAGATGTATGTGGATGTCCACCAGAATCAGAAACTTATTATAAGTATGCTTGTGGTGGTCCCAAGAGTTTTGTAGGACTTGGTACTAACTGTTTTGATGGTAGTGTTTACGGAAGATCTGGATTTTCTTCAAATAAAGATTTTTTTGTTCAATCTCATAAATATTTTGGAAAAACAAGTGCCAGTCAAGCAGTCGATGAAGGTGTTGGTGGAGTATGCTGTGGTGTTGTTGATACAAATATAACTTATTTTTATTATGCAAAAAAATGTTTTTATTATGGTTATAATTCTACTACTGGGTTGTATGAGGTAAAAGATGCACCTTTAAAATATAGATCATATTACTGGGGTGATGGTAGAACAGGAGCAAACCCTGGTGCTACTTCGGCAGTTTATATGAATTATACGATGACTCCAGAAGATTGTATTGTAAAATATTATCAGGTAGATTATTATATGCAATACCCAACAGTTTATGTTGGTGGTAATCGTTTACAACAATTAAAACAAAGTTTTTCTAGTTCTATAAATCTTGGTAGTAGATCAACTGCATGTCAAGATTGTTATTGTAGTGCAGATGAAGTATGTTCTCCAACTAACACATGTCAGTTCTGTTCTGGATGCAAAGATAAAAAGGCTGGAGCTAATTTATTGGGTCCAGGTGGATGGATATATAATCCTGGAGCAGCATGTAGAGCTGGTAACATAGGAAATGGTGTTCCAGTACATTCAGGTGGATCTCTTAGTAGTTCAATTGCTTTGTTTGATAAAACTTTATATCTAGAAGCTGGTGCGTCAACATATTTGGGACCTTTAGTGAAATTTGGTCCATATACAGGACGATTACCCCCAGGGTTTACTGCGCTATGTTATACGGGTCCAGCGTGTCCATGTCCAAACTATGATGCACAGTGTGCTGGGTGTAATTTACAATGTAATGCGAATGCAGTTTATGATGTTCTTGAAGAATATGATATAGATGATTTAACAAAATATAATTTAGTTGGAGACAAAATAACGTATACAGAACAACAAACACTTAAACTGTTTAGAGTTTATGAAGAATTAAAATCTACATGGATTCCTACAGGTATGACATTGGATCCTGTAGCGTTTCAAGGTGGTTGGGATTTGTCAAGTGGATGTGGGAACGATAATATCGATAGGTTTTATGCTTTCCTTAAATATCAAGATGGTAATACTTCTATGATTGCTGTTGCATCAGATTTAACTTGTGTCGCATTGACAAATTAAAAGGAAAAAATATATGAATTTTACTAATACTCATTTTGTGTCGGGAGAATCGTATTCTGGGGATGGTGTAAACACATTTACACGAGATAGTTTAAATACAAACCCAGGATTGGATGTAGAGCTTTATACACAAACTAAAAAAGAAACTATACCATCAGAATATAGTAAATATATTAATTTTAATTTTACTATTAAAAAAGTAATAAAAATACATAAACACATAATAGGATCAGGTGACATAATAGATTATTTTACGTCGATTACTGGTATTAAAAGATTTATAATTTATATCACAAAAGGAAATTGTGGTTGTGAGGCTCGAAGAAAAAAATTCAATAAACTTTTAACTATTCCTTATTATACTATATCAATTACTAATTTTTCATATATTGATGAAATTGTAAGTGGATATAAAAAAGAAGCAGTGAAACTAAAATCATCTTCAACTTCTGTTGATCAAATTTCAGCTGAACATATGGAAGGTCATATTGCTATGTTTAAACCAAAGCCTACATTTGTAGCACAAACCAAAAAATCAGGTTGTGGGTGTGCAAATAAAAAACGTTGACAATTTAAAAAATATGTGATATAATATCATTAACGAAAGGTTACAAATGGAAATTAAGTATTTTAAGATGATGAATGGTGAAGAAGTTATCGCAAAAGCCAAAAAGGTAAACTCTGATTGGTACATGGAAGACCCTGCTCAAATTATTCATTTACAGGAATATAAGCTAGGATTGGCAAACTGGCTACCATATACAACAATCAAAGAAGGTGCATTGATTCCCGGTACAGCAATCATGTTTGCAACTGATGTTGCAGAGGATATGATTGAATACTATGGTCGTTGGGTTGACCCAAATCTTGTTGTAGAACAAGATGCAGTTACTGAAGTGACTAAGTAATTTTAATAAATATTTGCGTGTTTAAAGGCAAATATAAAAAGAAATTATCTGATGGTTCTTTGGCTACGTATTCCACAAATGATGTTGTTATGTTTCATGGAAAATTATACGCAGCCAAAGAACCTATTTCTTTGTCCCCATTAGAAAACACAAATTCATGGGCTTTTGTTGGATCTACTGAAATTTTTAATTCAGATAACCCACCGTTAAACCCAGAGATTGGACAAATATGGGTCAAGGATGGCACATACTATTCTTATTACTATGATGGTAATAATTATGCTTGGGTTGCTATTTAATTTACTAAAACTATAAGTTCTAAAATAGAAGTAGTTTCTCGTTCTAATTTAAGAAATATATTTGTATTCAATCTAGTTTCTGTACCGGCAAATACAAAGGAAGCACCTTCAAATCCAGGTGTACCAAGTAAATACGACAACCCAGTTAATGGAATTGAACAACTTCTGTCTGCAAAGGCACTTATAAGTGTTCCATAATTTCTAGAATCTGACAAATCAATTTTGAAATTGATATCACGAACAAATGATCCGGCTGTAATTGTTAATGTATTTGTCACGATTTCATCAACATAAATTTCATTTATAGTTGTGTTAGATAACAGTAACGGTATTTGGAAATCTGTTGAGGCAACAAAATCAGTTACAACCGAGTTTCTATAAGTTAAGTGATATATTTTTAACAATTCTAAAGATATAGGTGTTGTTATTGGTGTATTGGTTGATAAAGTTAAACTTTTTAAAGTTGTATTTTGATACCAGGATTTTGCAATATCATAAGGTGCAGTAGTTAGATATCTTAATTCAAATTGTTTTTTGTTTTGATACTCGATAAATCTAGTAAATACACCCGGGTCAACGTAGTTATATCGAACTACACCATTAATAGTTTCGTCGTAGTTTAGTGCTTCAATGCTCGGAATACCTCGCATATAAGTAGATAATAAACTATTTTGAAAGTATAGATTTTCATTGGTGATAGTGGATGACTGTGAAAGTAATACAACTTCCGATCCATCATTCAATACAGTAAAGTTTTTAACCGGAATACGTCCAGTATTTAAAGTACTCTTCTCAACTTCTACGTATTCTTCATAACCAAAATCACTACCATATAACCCAAGATACTTAAGGTTTAATGGATCATTGTTTGGTAACTTAGACACCAGAATATTTGCTGTAGAACCATTGATTGTTGTAAACTGAATTGCATCTGTAAATAAGTTTGCATCATATATGCCACTAGCTAAACCAGATGTTCCAGTTAAACCAGAAAAATATAAAAACTCATTATATGCTCCGGTTTTTCCCTGTAATGTAAATTGCCCGGACCAAGTTGTCCTGGCACCTGTATCGATGTTTACGTAAACACCTGAAGTAAACGCACAGGTATTACCAACAGACATAGTATCAAAAAAGATTTTTAAGAATTTTAAATCGTTTGAATTTTTACTATGCGAATAATTAAAGAAATAACTATTTCCCGAAGCCAAAATATTTGGAGTGGAGTGAATAATTCCTTTAGTTAAACATGGATTTGCTGTTGCCCCAACAAATTCCAAAGTAAAGGATTGTGTTGATTTTACTACTGTTAGTGGGACAGCCATATTTAACTAGCCATGTATGAAATTATTTGTGTGGATGACTTGGCGCGAATATAAATTGTATTAAGATTGATTACATCTAAGAAAACATTCTGACCAGGATCAAGTTCATATCCTGTAACTGCAGCACCATCTGAGTGAATATAGATCAAGTCCGTATTTGCAGATGATGCTTTCAGATTTACGCCACTTCCGGAAGTATAACCAGAAGCCAACAACCAAGTAACACCAGTGGTTGCGGTAACTCTGCCAGCAGTAAAGTTTGAAGGTCTTGCTGCACCAGATGCAATTAAGGCTGCGTTCAGGGTAGTCATCAATCCATAGATGGCAGTCATTCCAGTTAAAATATTTGTATCATTGATACCAGCGGTACCAGTTACTGTGACATTTTGTGATACACCACCTGATAGACCTTCAACTCTCAGAGCAGAAGTAGACCCGTAATTTTCTACGTAGATAACAGGATTGATACTCGCAGTTATGTTAATATCTTGGAGGTAAACTTTAAGAGCATCTCCTGATACGCCAATGGCTGTGTTACCTACAGTAACAAGAGCAGATCGAATAAAAGGGTTACCATCGTAACCATATACCTTGATGCTGGAGTTTGTATACGTGAGAGGAATGCCCCCAGTGATCGCTATAGGAGCTCCGCTGACACCGAGGACACTTACGGTCCCCTGAACAGTTACAGGACCGCCTGCGCTGTTTCCCTGTACAATTATAGGAGTAGTAAAATTAACAATGTTTGCAGTAATGCCTGCTGATAGTACGACAGGTAGCGGGGTAGTACTACTGACAACTGTAGAGCTGGCAGTATTACCATAGGCCATTTTAAAGACCTGGAAATGACTACCTCCCACTTCATTGGTAGCAAGAGAGGCGGTAAGTCCTGATGCAATATTTACTGTAATATTATTTGCCATTGATACTCCGAATCACATATATTTAGGGTATTATAAGTATTGATATTTTTTTTAAATTCTGGTATAATATCCACATGTATCTAGACGAAAATATAAAATTAACATTTTCAAGTAAAGTACTTGAAAGAGTACAAAAAACAAAATTATCATATATGGATTGTGTGTTGGAATTGGCAGAGGAAATGAATATTGAACCAGGTGCTGCTGGGAAACTTTTAACAAAACCTTTAATTGAAAAAATTCAAGAAGAAGCAAAAGAATTGCATCTTATGAAAGCAGTTAAAGGCAAAAAGTTACCGGTTGATGGTTGACATTCACCCTAAATATGATAGAATAAACAAATCAAGGTAGGTCCTTGATAATTTTCATGGTCTGGGTAGTCCCCAGAGAAAGGTCACTATATGGGATCGTTTTCAGATTTTAAGAAGCGTAGTAAGAATTCTATCGAGGACTTGAGCAAGAAGTTGGTCAGCCTGAATAGCAAGGAAAGCTATAAGGATGATCGGTTTTGGAAGCCAGGACTCGATGCATCCAAGAATGGTTACGCTGTAATTCGTTTTCTTCCGTCCATTGAGACTGAAGAAGTTCCATTCATTAAACTTTATACTCACGCTTTCAAAGGTAAGGGTGGCTGGTTTATTGAAAACTGCCGTACCACATTTGGCGAAAAGTGTCCGGTGTGTGAAGCTAATACTGAACTCTGGAACAGTGGATTAGAGGAGGACAAGGATATTGCACGATCACGTAAGCGTAAGCTTAATTACATCAGTAATATTTTGGTCATCAGCGATCCATCCAATTCAGAAAACGAAGGTAAGGTATTTCTATTCAAGTATGGAACAAAGATCTTTGAGAAGGTTCAGGCACTTATGTCTCCTGAATTCAAGGATGAGACTCCCGTTGATCCCTTTAATTTCTGGGAAGGCGCAGATTTCAAACTCAAGATTCGTAATGTCGGTGGTTATGTAAACTACGACAGAAGTGAATTTTCAGCTCCAGCACCATTGTTTGGTGGAGATGACAAGAAGCTTGAGGTTCTGTGGAAGAAGCAATATGCGTTGGCTGAGTTTGTGAATCCTACTGGCTTCAAGTCATATGATGAAGTCAAGGATCGCTTCAAGAAGACTGTCGGAGATGATATCCGCGAACAGTTTGATGAGGCTAACGAAAAGACTGTTGAGGATGACTCGACAGTAGAACAGATTCCATCGGAAGATACCGATACTCTGGACTACTTCAAGTCTCTAAAGAGTAAGCAAGACTAAAGAGAGCCCCTGAAAAGGGGCTCTTCTTATTTTACTCTATATGATGGTGTACCAGAAATTTGATTAGCGGTAAGAGTAAATAAAGACTGTGAGTTGTGAACTGTAATATGTTCACTATCATAATCTTTTGACCCTTTGTCTTTATTTGATTGGTTTACCGTTGCTGCAATATTTGTAAATGCAGGTTGTAACATCTTCAATGTATCTTTTTGAAGTTTTTTCCCTGTCATTTCTTTAATTTTTTTATCCATTTCATCCAACATAGCTTCATTATTTTTTATATTATCTGCTGTTGATGTTTTTGGATTAAATTTTGTTGTGTCTGCTTGTATAACGGGAGCTGTTGGTGCTTTTGGGACTAAAGCTTTTATCAAATCTACTCCCTTTGGTCTATTTTTATCAGCTTTTAATTTGTCAATAGTTTCTGCTTGAGGCATCGCAGCCTGTGGAACAAATACAGATGGTTTAAAAACAGCTGGGACCGTTGGATTAAGTAACTTCTCAGAACTTAAAATTGATGGATTTTTTGTATTAAGTAATTTTGGTGCACCCAAAATAGATGGAATGGTGTTCGTTGGTTGTGGAGCAGAAGGAAGTGTTGGTGAAGTTGGTGGTGCGGATAATTTAATTTTATCCATAGCACTTTCTTTACTATCTGTTCCCAACATTGCTTTTTTATTTTTATCCATATTATCTCATTAAATCAGAATTATATTGTTCTTGTTTGTTTTGATTTTCTTCTTCGAGATGAGTTTGTAACATATTTAAATATATTTCGTATTCCCATGGATACATATTTTCAATCTCAGATACCGATAGTCTCTGTGAATTTGTTAATAAGAAGACCATTTTATAATAGTCAACCAAACTAAAGTAATTCACACTCAGGTAAAAAAACGCAAAAAGCCCTCGACAACAATTATTTCTTCGCCGTTGGCGACATCATAAGTTAATTTTGGTCCATCTTTTAGGAAGTTTTTTAAGAGTTTAATTTCACTTAAATAAATTTCATCTAAAATTTTAGTAATATCACTAGACTTGAATAAACTAATATCATGTCTTTTGTTGCCAATCGTTATCACTTTTATAATTTTAGTTAATAACTTATCATCATCAATTGATGATAATTCATAATAATCACATACTCTTGGTTGTGCTACCGTTAAAGTAATATTTTTATTGGTTGATATATCTTTTGTCAAAACCCCATTATTAAATTTAATATTGGATATGTTTAATTCAAAATTAATTGGAATTGGACCATCCAATAATAGTTTAATATTTTCCTCTACACTTTTAGCTCTTATCTGTAAGAATAAAAATTCTAAGTCCGCAAGATATAACTGTTCTGGGTTTTTAATATTAGAGCAACTTTTTAAAATATTACAAATATTTTTTAATATACTACCAACATGAGTTTCTTCTGAAATAATAGATATGGTTTTTTGATCTCTTATTTTGAAAGGGCTATAGAAGACATCAGTTCCACTTACAGGTAAAACTGTTTTGTATTCTGGTTGAGCAGTTTTAATATCGTTTAAAATTGTATCAATGTCGGTCATGTTATGAATCTGCTGTTAAAGTAAGTTCGTATTTTCGGAAAGCAAAACGTACAGTTATTTTTAAATATTCATTTGTGTTTAATGAAGAAAATTGAATAGGAGCAATCTCTACAGGAAAAATTTCATAAAATCTATATGTTGCTGTCACTTTACCATTCAAATCAAGAACATCCAATACCATTTCATTCTTTTTTACTACATCATCATAAAAATAAGTTATCCAAGTTTTTGCTCCAGACCCTGACAGATTTTCGCTATATATGTTTTTCATCCAATTATCAAAAGCCTGTGGTAATTTATAATCACCAAAAACGGGAAACGTAACCAACACACCGTCTTTATAGGATAAACCTCTAGGTTGAGATCTTCCCAATCCTGGACCACTTAGAGCATCAGCTTGTGTATTCATTACGATATCGGGAAGCAATACCGTTTCAGCAATATACGTATTTGGTGTCCCATCACCACCAGATGTTGCATTAAAAAATGCAGCCTGCTCTCCGGACAAACCATTAAATTTAATTAAAAATCTGTTTGCTCTTTGTAGACCACCAGAAGCAGTAATTTTTTCTTTTAATGCTGAGATTGAGGTATTGATGTTAGCCACAGAATATGTCCTTTTCTGTTAAAATTTGAAATTGCATCTGGTGTTTTTCACAAAATTTTTCTGCTGCATTCCATTTTGCTTTATTAATTTCAAAAATTAACTTGTCTTTGCTTGATGCTGATTCTTTAAGGTTAACCTGTTTTATTGGTTTGACCTCTACTATAATTGATTTGTTTATGTTATTTTGTTCAACCTGAATCAAAAAATCAGGAATATATCTGTGTACTTGTTTATCAACGGGATGGACATATGGAATTTCAATTTCCTCAAATGACCATTTTTTTATCTTTTCACTTTCATCAAAAAATTTACAAACTCTTCGTTCCCACAAAGATCTACATTTTATGGAGTTTTTAGATCCGATGTATTTGTTAGGGTTTTTGGGAGTAAATGTAGTTTTATATGCCATGGGCTAAAATATTTAGGTTATATTCCTGCTAAATAATTTTATATGTCAGATCTTCAATATCCACTTGATCCATATGCTGCTGAAATACCATTTTGGTGTGCTTTTAAGTGTGCTGAATATTCTGTAATAAATGAAAAAAGAACACGAGAGTATATCAACACCTTAAATCTAGTGGCAATTTATTTACCGTTTACTGGTGAACCCAAGATGACCATGGAGCATAAGTTTGTCGAAGGTACCAACCCAGTAGGTCCGGTTTTAAGTTTGGCTGGATTGAGAAATACAAGCGGTAGTGACGGAGATGCTACTTTTTTAGAGAGACTTTCTGCGCCAGCTGCAGCTTTTTATGAAACAACATTTACTACGGATACTTATAGAAGATTTAGTAATGTTACAGAAGCTTCTATGACCAGCGAAGCACGCAGAACTTTTACTTTTAAATATCTGTTTGTTCCAAAAAATGAGAATGAATCAGACGCTGTTGATGCTATTGTTACAACTTTTCGTAATCTATCATATCCTAAAATTGTTCCAGGTTTACCTGAAAGAACTATGCCACAAAATATTTGGACTATATCTGCTTTTGGTAATGTTGACGATGAAGAGGGTGATGCAAGTATAACCAGTAGTTGGTTGGGTGATCCATTACCATGTGTATTACAGCACATGGAAGTCGATAAAGGAGATCCATCAGATCCAGTTTTAAAAATTTTACCCAACTCAAAATCTTTGATGACTTTATTAACTCTTACATTTTTAGAATTTGAAACAGGAACATATTCTCCAGTTATGGATAAATTGTTATCAAAATCTGAAGTATCATACTTAGGGGACGCAGCCGGATGACATATTTTACAAATTTTCCTAAAATTAAATCTACTATAAACAATAAGTCTATAGGTATGGTTGATATTTCTTTTGGTTTAGAATATGACCCCGAAGAATTTACTTCTTCTACTACTCAAATG